AGAATGCTTACCGGATTCGTCTGCTCTGGAGTCATGGCACGGAATGAAATCGTCAGCTATCCCATACAAGGCTCCGCATTCCACTGCCTGCTTCTAACGTTCATTCAGCTAGATAAGTATATACAGGATCACAAACTACGTTCTCGATTAGTAGGACAAATTCACGATTCTGTGGTTATTGACGCTGTGCCTGAGGAGCTGGATCAGCTTTCAGAAACAGCCCACTATATCGTATCCGAGTATCTTCCGAAAACCTGGAACTGGATCATCGTGCCACTTGAGATCGATCTAGATATCTACGGAGTGAACAGGCCATGGCTATAGAGAACAACGACGGCGTGCTGTATCTAAAGTACCGCCCTACTTCTTTGGAGGATATGGTAGGGAACAAACAAGTTATATCCGTTCTGGACAGATTGCTGAGTGGCGAAGGAGGACAGCCGTTTCCGCATAGCATTCTATTCCACGGCCCCACGGGGTGTGGAAAAACTACGCTGGCGAGAATCGTTGCGTGTAGACTGGGTGCCAAGGGCGGGGATGTGGTAGAGATAGACAGCGCTGATTTCCGCGGCATCGATACTATCCGAAGCATCAGATCTCAGTGTAGATATCAGCCATTAGAAGGCGCTTGTCGTGTCTGGATTCTCGACGAGGTGCATCGGGCGACAAACGACGCCCAAAGTGCTCTGCTAAAAGTATTGGAGGATACGCCATCCCACGTGTACTTCATTCTCTGCACCACAGATCCACAGAAGCTGCTGCCGACCATCTTAGGCAGATGTGCACAGTTTCAGGTCACTCCGCTGAATGAGAACGAGATGAGGGTGCTGCTACGTCGAGTGGTCAAAGCGGAGGGAGAATCGCTGGATAAAGCGCTGTACAACCAAATCGCTAGAGATTCCCTAGGGCGCCCGCGCAACGCTCTGCAGATTTTGGCACAGGTGGTTGCTGCAGAGCCTGAGCAACGGCTGGAAGTGGCCCGTCGCTCCGCGGAGCTACAATCCGAGACGATCGAGTTGTGCAGAGCATTGCTGAATGGATCGCCCTGGAAGAAGATATCCAACATCCTCAAGGGACTGGCCGATGAGGATCCGGAAAGCGTACGTAGAGCAGTCCTGGGCTACTGCCAATCTGTGTTGCTCAGTGGACAGCGGAATGATCGAGCGGCGATGGTCATCGAGGAGTTTCTGGAGCCGTTCTATCAGTCGGGCAGAGCGGGGCTGGTTTACGCCTGCTATAGCATTATGTTCGGAGAATAGCGAGATGATGGCCACAACGCTTAGGTGAACATGCTGCCCATCAGTACAATAAGGCGAGGAGAGATGTAGCATGGATTGGAAAGGAGCGGCGTTTTGGCTTAGACAATTACTGGACAGAGACGAGGCACAGCAGTTCCAGTGCGACGATCAGGAAAGCACCCAAGAAGGTAAGAGAGAAATTCACTATATCCTAATATACGAGCCTTCTCCTAAAGGGTACAGGAATGAGGTAGAACTAGGATTCTTCCCATGGAGGCAGTGGAGAGAGGATGTGATTGAAGAGGGCAGGCATTATCGAACTTACTATTGTGTCTCTGATGCTTCTCTGAGGCGACTGGAGCGGATGGCTGCAAAGCGCCTCTGGAGGATGCTGCCTGCAAAAGCAGATCCAGGGCAGAAACCCGAATATCGTCTCTATGCTCCAGGGCGAGACATATTCGGCAAGCGAAAACGGAAAGGAGGTAAGAATGTCAGAGATTGGCAGTGAAGAACTGAATTATGAGCAGGACACGTCGATTGATCCGGATGCTCTGGACGTAGAGTGGCTACGACAGCCTGATCTAATGCGTCGATACGCCACTCACGTCGCAAACGCCAAGCTAGAGATGGAGGAGACAAAGGAGAGGCTCGATGTTGGCAAAGCTAGGATCGAGCGAGACATCAGGGCAAATCCCCAGACCTACGGAATCCAGAAACTGACTGAGTCCGCGGTGCAAAGCACGATTCTGTTGCAGCGAGAATACCAAGAATTGTCCAAAGAGTATATATCAGCTCGCTATGAGTATGACGTAGCAACGGCGGTGGTGAGAGCCATAGATCAGCGTAAAACAGCACTCGAGAACCTCGTGCGTTTGCTGATAGCAAGTTACTTCGCAGGACCACAGGCTCCGCGTGATCTGTCAGGTGAATGGGCAAAGCAGGCCGTGCAGAAGAACAGCAATGCCAAGGTCAAGATTCGGCAGAGGAGATCGTAAGCAAATGGTGATATTGGAGAGACAGGATATTCTGTTACTAGTAGTGATAGGCATTGTCGTGGTCAGTTGTTTGTTGCCGCTCTATGTATCCGTTCTCTCCGCCTGTGTCACATATGGAAAAACTTGGGCTCTGCGTCGCTTATTCGGAAACGGGAACAAGCGACAGAAGAATAGCAATCGACTAGGAGGTAGTAATGGCTAGGAAGCGACGACGTGAAAGGCGATTTAGAGGCAGAGTGCTCCGTAATGCTGCGAAGCAGTCGCGAGGTGTGCAGTATGCACACCTGAATCTGCCGAAGGGCGTCAGCATGTTTAGGGAAGAACCGAAGACACGAGTATCACTAGACATTCTGCCGTATGTGGTAGCAGATCCGCATCACCCTGATAGAGATGACGAGTATGAGATTGCTGTAGTGGGATCGTTGTGGTATAAGAGACCTTATTGGATTCACCGCAATGTGGGTCCTAATAACGAAACAGTGGTCTGCCCGGTGACAGCCCATAGGAGCTGCCCTATATGCGAGCATAGGATGCAGCTACTACGGGAGGGAGCTGACTGGAATGACGATACGGTGCGAGCACTGAAGAGTTCTATGCGGAACTTGTATGTGGTCATTCCGAAAGGCAGTAAAGACTATGACGAAACCATCCACATCTGGGATATCAGCCAATTTCTCTTCCAGGACAAGCTGAACGAAGAGATTCAGGAGAACGAGCAGTATGAAACCTTCCCGGACCTAGAGGAGGGTTATACCCTACGGATTCGATTCGCCGAAGGCCAGTTTGGTACAAACAGATTCGCAGAAACGTCTAGGATCGATTTCGTGGAGCGTGATGCTCCCTACCCTGAGAGCATTCTGGACGAGGTTCCCTCGCTTGACGAAATCCTAATAATCCCGTCAAAAGAAGAGGTTGAAGCGTTGTTCTTCGGAGGGATTGATCGAGACGAAGTAGAAGACTACACCTCCGATGCTCAACCGCCACATGAGGAGCTGGAGGAGGAGCTGGAGGAGGAGCTGGAGGAGGAGCTGGAGGAAGAAGAGGGAAATTCAGCAAAGTCTCAAACCCCTTCGGAGAAGCGGCAGAAAGCCTCTAAGGAAATAGACCGCTGGGGAAAGAAGCTCCAGGAGGAGATAGAAGAGGAGCCAGAAGAGGAGCCAGAAGAGGAAGAGGAACCAGAGGAGAAGAAAGCATCTCCAAAGAAGCGTCGACGTCGCTCGAAGAAGTCTGAGACAAGGTGCCCCCACGGCCACACGTTCGGGGAGGACTGTGACGAGTACGATGATTGCGACGAGTGCGAGATGTGGGAACAGTGTGTAGACGCTCTTGAAAATCTGTAATCCACCATCCACCAATAGGGCCTTACTATGGAAAGGACGAAAGGAACCCCAAAACTGAGCGAGCAATTAGAGCAGAAACACAGTCGTGCTAGGAAGCAGCAAGAGATCGAGTATGACGGCACATCCACAGTTGTGTCTACAGGGTCTACGCTGCTTGATTTAGCAATATCTGGTGGGCGATTCCGCGCTGGCGGAATCCCCACTGGCATTCTCGTAGAGATATTCGGTCCTTCAGGAACTGGCAAAACTGTGTTCCTGTCCCAGATCGCTGGTATTGTCCAGCGGATGGGAGGGCACGTGATGTTCCATGACCCCGAGGCGCGGCTGAATGTCCAGTTTGCCCGTATGTTCGGGCTAGATGTTTCTTCCGTCGAATATACTATACCAGACACCGTCACCCAGGTGTTCGAATCAGTAAGAGACTGGATAGAGAGAGTGTGGAGTGAGCATGGCGAGGACGCTCTCATTGGAATCTTCGCCGATTCTCTCACCGCCCTATCCACCGAGATGGAGATGAGCGATGCGGATAAGATGGGAATGCGTCGAGCCAAAGAGTTCTCTGAGCAACTCCGGAAAACCTGCCGGCTGGTTGGACATCATAACGTCCTAATGGTTTGTTCTAACCAAATCCGTCAGAATGTGGACGCTGGGCCATACGGAGAGCGGTGGAAGGCCCCTGGTGGAGAGGCGATCGGGTTCTACTCCAGTCTACGCTTGCGGTGTAGAAGTGCCACGAAACTCAAGCGCAAGCGGAAGTTTCGAGGTAAAGCACATGAGCGTGTAGAGGGAGTGAAGACGACGATAGACATCTATAAATCCTCTGTGTGGAAACCTTACCGCGAGGCGGATGTGTACATTCTCTATGACTATGGTATCGACGACATCCGAGGCAATTTAGCGTTTCTAAAAACAGTCGAGGGAACCACGACCTACAAGCTAGGGGAGAGGAATCTGGGACGATCCATCGAGCAAGCAATCGCCACAGTGGAAAGCGAGAATCTGGAAGAGGAGCTCCGCAGTGCCGTGCTTGAAACTTGGAGCATGCTAGAAAACGAGTTCACTCAGCAGAGAAAGCCGCGCACTTGGTAAAAATCGCCTGTAGGCCACTTTTTTCCGCTCAATGTGTAATATCACTTAGACGCTACTAAAAGCGGCCTACAGTTGAAGAGAGGCGGTGTGTAGGGCATTTTAGCCGATTGGATATAGGAGCATTCCGCGAATGACGATCAAGAGAGCTTCTGCGAAAGCAAAAGGCCGTGCCCTTCAGCAATGGGCATGCCAGAAAATCTCAGAGCTGCTGGATATCCCCTGGGGACCGGACGAGCTGATCGCTTCGAGAGAGGCTTCACAGAGTGGAACAGACGTCCGGCTAGTTGGGGAGGCCCTGGAGCGATTCCCGTTCTCCGTGGAGTGCAAAGCTCAGGAGCACTGGGCGATCCCTGCTTGGATCGAGCAAGCCAAACAGAACCAGACAGCCGGCACAGACTGGCTGTTAGTTGTGAAGCGGCGATATAAGGACCCGATTGTGATTATGGACGCAGGAGCCTTCTTTTCTCTAATGAGCAAACTAGTGCGGAAGGAACGGCATGCTGACCAGAATAGAGATTGAGAATTTCCAGAGCCACACCAATACTGTCATGGATTTTTGTCCAGGCACAAACGTGATCGTGGGAAAGTCCGACAGTGGCAAAAGCGCGATTCTTCGTGCAATTGCCTGGGTGGTTACCAACAGACCTCTAGGTGAAGGTTTCCGGACCATTGGCAGCGACAGGACTAGAGTCGCTCTCTACACCGATGATGGTCATGTAGTCGAGAGAATCCGATCGAATAGCGAAAACGCCTACCTAGTGGATGTGGAAATCCTACTAGAGGCCTTTGGCACCGACGTGCCTACGACGATCTCGGATATACTGCGTCTAGATAGTTTCCACTACCAGAACCAATTCGATTCGCCATTTCTGCTTTCAGCTACTCCAGGAGAAGCGGCACGGATTCTGAACCAGGCGGCATCCATCGACGAGATCGATGCTGTGATATCTGGTCTCCGGAGTTCTCTGTTGCAAACCAACAGAGAACACAAGCAGGCCGAATCCCAGTTGGAACAATTCATCGAACAGCTAGAGGGATATGCGAATCTGCCTGTCCTCGAGGAGATGTTGCGACAAACTGAAGAACTGGATGCGGAGTGTCGTAGAAGACGGGCGCGGCTAGAGCAGCTTAGACGGCTAACGTCCAGGATAGACGAGGCGCAACAGACTCTGCGAATGACAGAACACATTCCTAGACTGCTGGAGACATGCTCTGGTCTGCAGGAATGCGCCGATGAATTGCATAGCAGACAAGCGCTGATCCAGAGACGGCAACAGCTAATCGATAGGGCCCGATCCGTCCTAGAGAGGTTAGATTCCCTGAGCAGTAGCCTAGCGTTGATTCCAACCGTTTCGGCCGCCAGTAAGCATCTGGAAAAGCTGGAAACAGTACGGAAGCAGGTGGATCGGCTTGTGCAGCTAGTATCGCGGATAGAAAGACTGGAACGTGGCATTGAGGAATCTGTATCTCGGCAAGAGAACCTCGAGAACGAGTATCGGGAACTGGCCCCGGAGATCTGCCCTCTGTGCGGAAACAGGATGAAGGTGGAGGTGGCCATTGCCTAAGCCTAACGCTTCAGCAATCCTTACCGCTGATCTTCACATCATGGAGACCGCACCTGTGGCGCGGACAGACGACGATTACATGGCCACACAGGAAAGGAAACTGCGCTTTCTGCAACAGCTCAGCGATGCAGAGGGCGGATGTCCGATTCTATGTGCAGGAGACATATTCCATTCGTGGAAAGCGAGTCCGTGGCTATGTTCCTGGGCATACCTGAACCTTCCCCGTCCGCTGATCTCGATACCCGGAAACCACGATCTGCCTCACCATTCTATGCGGCAGTACCACAGATCCGCCTTAGCGTTGTTGGAGACAGTGAGCAACAGCAGAGACTCGGGAGAGTCGCTGATTGTCCTGAAAGGCGAATCGGTCGTGATAGACAACATGCGGATACTCGGAGTCCCACACGGCCAGCTTAGGGATTTGCCTGATCGATTCTCACGACGGCAAAGCCAGAGAACGATCCTAATGCTGCACGAGATGGTCTGCCCTCGAGAGAATGGCCTCCAGGCATCGGCCGGAGGACTGATTGCCAGCGAGCTGCTGCAGCGACTAGAGGATAGTTTCGATCTGATTCTGACCGGAGATAACCATAGCAGATTCACGCTACAGACCGAGCGATCCGTGCTGGTGAATCCTGGAAGTATTGTGCGAATGACAGCTGCCGACGTGGATCATGTCCCGTGCTGTTACCTATACTATGCAGAGAGTAATGAGATAATACCTGTCGAGATTCCAGTCGAGCATGGTGTCGTTAGCAGGGAACATATCGATCGACAACAGCAGCACGACCAGAGACTCGCCGCCTATATAGAGCGGATGAACATGGGCTGGGACACAACGTTGTCCTTTCGCGCAAACCTGCAAGCATACTTCGAGCAGAATCGCACTCCTCGGAAGGTACGGGAACTAGTATGGCAACACCTGCCTGATGGAAGCTAGGACGGCATAGTTATGTTGGCCACTCACAATCAGTCATGCGGGACAAGCACAGGGCCGGTTATTTGGAGGATTGAGAGGATATGAGCGTTTCAGAAACAGATGCATTAGCTAGACGTTTGCTTCAAATCAAAGAGAAACTAGAACAGGAGAAGGCACGGAGGGCCGAGTTACAGGGAGAACTAAAGAGCCTGCTCCACCAACTCGAGAGCGAGTTTGGCGTTTCGTCGCTGGAGGAAGCGGAGCAGTTGCTCGAACAGGATCAGAAAGCCCTGCAGGAGATGGAGGAGAAGCTGCGACGTCAGGTCGCCCAGTTAGAGGAGCAGATGGAGGATGGCTAGTCTATGGGAACTCCGGACACGATTGGAGAGACGCAAAGGCCAACGTGACCAGCTAGAAGCTATTGTAGCAGATCTAAAGAAGCAGATTCGTGCGGCTGCCAGGGATATCCGCCGGCTGGAGATGGCGTTGGAGATCGTGCGGCAGGTAGGGCTTGCGACACAGAGACAACTGGAGTTTCACCTATCAGAGCAGGTGAGTTTGGCTCTAGAGGCAGTGTTCGATACGCCATATGCACTAAAGGTCAAGTTTCTGGAGAAAAGAGGCAAGACGGAGGCAGAGCTGCTTTTCGCTCGTGACGATATGGTGTTCTCACCTCTAGGCAACGCTGGCGGTGGAGCAATCGACGTCGCGGCATTCGCTCTCCGTGTTGCATACCTGTCCATGCGTCTGGACAAGAAGATTCGTCCGGTGTTGCTGCTGGACGAGCCATTCGCTCGGCTCAAGGGAGAGGACGCTAATCGAAGAGCTTTGGAGATGCTACAGGAAGTCAGTCACAGACTGGGATTGCAGATAATCGTAGTCAGCGACGAGCGGATGCCTAGGGAGGACATTGCAGAGAGTGTAGACGCGGTGTTCTGCGTGAATCGACTAAAAGGCAGCAGTAATGTCCGTCTGCTCACCGATTCCTTGTCAGCGTCGTCTGCCGTCGAAGATCGGATTTGACAAAGGCTCTATACATCCTATATAATCCAAACAACAAAGCAGCAGGAGGATAAAGGATGGATAGTAGATTAGAACGGATCGAATGGCAGGCGCATGAGATCGAGACCAAGCTCGCTAACATCTCGCAAGACATCACCGAAGCCTACGACGTGCTGCGCAACGCAATAGCGTTGCTGGAATGGGGCAGCGACGAAGACAAGCTCGAGGAAGCGGTGAAAGACGTGATGCAGCTACTGGAAACGGACGCCATGAATGTTCTCGAAATGATCGAGGGCACGGTGGAATCAGCGGCGCTGGACGCCAGCGATCTAGGGGACATGCTGGAGGATATAGACATGGAGCAATGAGCAGTGTTCACAACAGAATATAACAGGCCCCTCTCAGGAGGGGCCTGACTATGATATGGCCATATTGAGATACATAGCAAACACTATCGGGCCGGATTTCTCCGGCCCGATCGTTGGTTCGTGGCGCTAGGCTGGGCTGCCTGGCTCAGGCAGCGGGTAGAACTCGTACCATGTCCCCCACCATCGGAGGATGTAGTACCGGCCATCCCGGCCCTGCTTGAGCACGGGGACCCCGAGCTCGTCCAGGGCCTCCCGCTTGGCGTCACGAGCATCCCAGTACCCTAACATGTCCTCGATCTCGTGCTCGTTTACAGCCGTGATTATCCGTATCTCCATCTTTACCTCCTTCATCATCCATCTGTCGACGATGCTATAGCGACTTCACTCTCTCCAAGGTCTCCATCTTGACCTTGATTTCCGACAAGGTATCTAACGCCTTGTGGAGTCTGTTAGTTGACAGGCTTCCTAGTTCCAACATCAGCGTTCTGGCCGCTGATTCCGGCCCTAGTCCTTCTGTCTTGCTAATCAGGCTCTTGAGACTGATGAGCATGTCCTCTACCGCTCGGGACACTTCCTGCTCGGCCTTGTCGGCTTCTGCAGTTACCAACTGCAGTTCCGCTTCGATGATTCTGGCTCTTAGCTCTTTCTCCATGCTTTCCTCCTGCTTCTCAATCCTTCACTTAGATTATATAGGATCTAGGATTGCTTGTCAAATCCGGCCCTCGCGTCTGGTCATGGCCATCGACACATTGCTGCGCTCTCTCTAATATGTGAGTGTAGGCCGTCCGGAGAATCCCTCCAGACAGCAGCTACATTGCATCACTACAGAAAACTACAGAAAAAAGATCGGGCAGGCGATATAGCCTGCCCGAATTCTGTTGTTTGTCGTCGGACTAGTCTTCTCGATCCTCCCAGAGGAGATACCAGGCAACCATGTCGAGGGCT